CCATACATCTGTGAGACCGATAACCGACCTCACCGATACTTCATGGACTTCGTCATCAAGTACAAGTCTGGACGTGTTGTACTGGTAGAAGTCAAACCCCACAAACAAACCCTACGTCCCGAGCGCAAACAGGGAAAGACCCGTCGCACTCTATTAAACGAGGGTATGACCTACATCAAGAACCAGTCCAAGTGGAAGGCCGCGTCCGAATACGCGAAGGATAGAGGGTACCACTTCGAGATATGGACTGAGAAAGAACTCACCGCTATGGGTATCATGCCCAAGTCAACACAACGTATGCGTACCAAGAAACCGTTAAAGAAATTACCTCCTTTCAGAAAGAAGAGAAAATAACGTATAAATAGAAGTACGAATTTTAACGGATACTTCGATGTCTAACATATTTCAAAGATTAGAACTACAAGCGTTCCGTGCTGGTATTACACCGCGCACGAAAGAGTCCCGTGATTGGTTTCGTAAGAAGATCAAGAACATGCGTAGTATCAAACGTGAAGCATTGATGAAAGAAGACCCGTTGAAGCAAACGAGTCAAGAGATCGTCGGTGGTATGTACATGTTCTTCTACGATCCTAAACATAAGGATACGCTACCGTACTACGACACATTTCCATTGGTCATTGTAGTGGGTCCAGCAGAAGGTGGGTTCTATGGGTTGAACCTACACTATCTACCTCCTATCTTACGCGCCAAGATGTTGGATGCGTTGATGGACATTACATCGAACACTAAATTCAATGACTCTACACGATTCAAGATGTCGTATGAGTTGTTGGTCAAGTCAAGCAAGTTGAAGTACTTTCAACCATGTTTCAAGCACTACCTGAACGAACATGTAAAGAGTAAGTTCTCTATGGTCCCAGCACCAGAGTGGGAGATTGCTACATTCTTACCGACCGCAGACTTCCGTAAGGCAAACTCTAAGAAAGTATACTACGACTCCAAGAAAATGATAGGCGATTAACAGATGGCTGGAATAGAAGATTTAAAAGGTAAACTTATATCCAAGAATGGTATGGCGATGTCCAACCAGTATTCTGTGGAAATGCCCTCTGAGGTAGGAAGTGGTCTAGATGGTGGTGTTAAAACTAAACTCAAAGGGATGTCGGGTACTACTGCTAATCTATTGTGCAAAAGTGTCTCCATGCCTGGTAAACAGATTACTACCTTAGATCGTCAGATAGGTATCTTCAGTGAGAAGGTCGTTAACGGGTTTGCAGTAGATGATGTCACAATGACTTTCTACGCATTGAACGACTATGGCGCAAAGAAGTATTTCGACACGTGGCGTTCTGCTATGTTAGGTGAGTACGCTGTACCTAAAGAAGAACCGAACGAAGAGGAAGAGGGAGAACCTAAACCTCCTAAACCAACTCCTCTACCCAAAGGTACCGTCGGATACAAAGACGATTACGTTGCTCCGATAAAGATACATCAACTGAGAAAGCCTATTGCTAGGGTAGGATTCGACGTAGGACCTTTTAGTATAGACTTTGATCTATTAGGTGCATCCATATACAGCGTAGAGTTGGTGGACGCATTCCCAACCACAATTACTAGCATCGAACTGACCAATGAAGCGGATGGTTTGGTGGAGATTAGTGTAACATTCTCCTACACTAACTGGAGAGTCATCAAAGACGAACGAGGATTAGGAGAATTAAAACTGAGTTTGGGTTCAATATTTTAAATTATAGGATTACATAATGGCATTACCAAAGTTAAACGCATCACCAACATATGAATTAAACGTACCATCTACAGGACAACTAGTTACTTTCAGACCCTTCCTAGTGAAGGAACAAAAGAATCTATTGATTGCGATAGAGACACAAGAGAGACGCGACATGATGCGAGCTGTTGTGAGAACTATTGAGTCGTGTGTAGAAGAGAAAATGAAGGACCTGACTATTTTCGACGTGGACTATATGTTCACGAAGATACGTGCAAAGTCTGTCGGGGAAACAGCAACACTGATTATCCCATGTGAAGAATGTAATCAAGGTTCGGAAGTACCGATAGAACTAGAAAGGATTATGCTACAGGGTGAAGTGGTTGATGATAAACTCATTGAGTTGACAGACGACATCTCTGTACAGATGAGGTACCCAACCTACGCAGATTTTATGGACAATGATAAGTTGTTCAAGGACAATTCTTTAACTGAGACTATTTTGGAAATGGTGATGACTTGTATAGAGTCAATCAACACCCCAGAAGAGAAATTCTCTACAAAAGATGAGCCACGAGAAGAGTTGGTCGACTTTGTAGAATCTATGTCAGCCGAACAGTTTGAAAGGGTGACAGAGTTTGTGAATGGAATACCAACAATAAAACAAGAAGCGGACTTTGTGTGTGACCATTGCGGTCATCACAATGATCGTGTACTAAAAGGAATGGACGATTTTTTTTAATAAATCTCTCCCATGATAACTTGGCAAACTACTATCAAGTTAACTTCCAACTAATGAACAATTATAGTTACTCATTAGATGAAGTGGAAAGTATGTTGCCTTGGGAGAGAGAGATTTACTTGAGTATGTTAATCGACGATATTAAAGAAAAAAACGAGAGAGCAAAACAACAACAAGGTTAAACCATGGCACTTTCAACACTAGCAGATACTTTAAGATCACAGAATACGCAACTGGTCAACATCAATGATGGTATCAGTAATATTGATGCGTCTTTCTCTAAGTGGTTTGTTGCACAAGAACAAGCAAGACTAGAAGACCTAGAACGTGAACGAGATAACGCGGCTGCTTCCGGTGCCGGTGGTTCTGCTGGTGGTGCAACTGGATCCGGTGGTGGCGGTGGCGGTGGTGGTCGTTCCGGTGGTATGTTCGCTGGGATGGGTGCTGCATTAGGTTTAGGTAGAATGAGTGGGGGTCTTGCGAAGGCAGGTATCTTCGGTCTTACTCAGATGATGTCCGAAACTCTAGGTAGTGCCATCACAGAAATGACTGGGGATAGTGACCTAGGTGCCGCAGCCGCGAATGCTGCTAAGTTCGGTGGTATAGGTGCATTGTTCGGTAAGAGGTTTGCAGTACTGGGTGCGGTTGCTGGTGCATTTGCTACTCCAGAAAACATAGAGATGTTAGGGGAAATTGGAGATACTCTAGGACAGAAAGGAAAGGAAGTAAAGGACGCAATTGCTGGATTGGGTATAGCATTACCATCGTTATCAGATGTTTACAAAACACTTGCAGATGGTAGTAATGAAATACTAAGTGGTATCAATTCATTACTCAAGGGTGACGTTCAAGGTATGGCTGAAAACGTAACTGGGTTTGCGGCAGCTGGTGGTATTGCTAATGCGGCGAATTTAAAATTGAATAAGAAACTGGCGGCAAACCGACCTCCGCCTACCAACCCAGCATCATCAATGACTAAACAGGAAAGAATAGCAGCTAACAATAAGACTGCCAGTGGATTGAGTAAAAAGAAACTGGATGCACTTGCAAAGAAAGGTATCACTGTAGATAAAGGTGGAATGAAACAGAACGGTAAGTTCATGTCGGCCGACAAGATGGATGATGCGTTGAAGAGTGTCAAGGCACCTTCTTCCGGTCAAGCAAAAGGGTTATCAGCTGCACTGGCAAAGTACAAGAACTTTGGTAAGTTTATGAAATTGCCTATAGTAGGTCAACTCGCGTCTGTCGGTACTATTGGATTAGTATTAGCAAACGATGACTTATCCAACAAAGAAAAAGCAGCGGAAATCGCTGGAGCACTTGGTGGTATCGGTGGCGGTACTCTTGGTGCACTTGCAGGGGCGACACTAGGTACAGCTCTGCTGCCTCTTGGAGGTACAGCGGTTGGTGGATTAGTAGGTGGTATATTAGGTGGGTTCTCAGGGGATTACTTAGCGAAAAACATTGCAGAGTGGATGATAGATGGTGGCGGTGAACTCGTCGATACCATAAAAGATATCACCGGAATGGGTGGTGGTGGTACTAGTACTGTTGCTGGTGGTAGTGGTGGTTTAACTGGTGCACCGCCTGCAATGAAGATGCCAACCGCAACTGGTGCTCAGATTAAAGACGGTACTACACAGTCACAGGCACTCGCTGGATTGGGTGGTGGTACAACCGTGGTTGCTCCACAATCATCTAATGTTTCCAATTCAAGTAGTAACACAAGTTTGGTATCAAGCGCACTCACGTCAGCGGATAGCTACGACCAACTATCGGGTACCAGAACAGCATAAAAAAAGGGGACCGAAGTCCCCTTAAAACTATCAACTACAATATATTCTATTCTTCTGCAGCCATCTGTGCGAAGTAAGATAGAGTATCGTCTGCGGCTGCGACAGCAGCAACCGGAGCAGGAGCAGCTGCAACAATAGTAGGTTCAGAAGAAGTGTCCCAAGGTGGAGCCTCTTCCGCACTTGCAAGTGCCTCGTTCTTAATAGTAGAACCAGCGCCAGTCGCAAGACCTAGTACGGTCTCCAACTTCTGCTTCAACTCATCATAAGTCTTGAACCACTTAGCATCATGTGCGTTAGGATAGTCCGGTACTATGAATTCGTTCAAGTCATACAATGTATTGTACACTGCTTCAAGTTGTGTCTCATCAGCACCCAAGAACTGAGAAGGTGACTTAAAGTCTGACTTGTCATAGTTACGGTATCCAGCAACGTTACGAATCTTCAGTTCGAAGTCCGCACCACCCCAGAAATCAAAAGGATTGACCGGAGTCTCGCCTGGGAATTCTGGTTGCATCTGGTCCATGATCTTATCAAAGATCTTCTTACCGAACTCATAGATGAATGACTTACCATTATTGGAAGGGTTTGCAGGGTCGTTAATAACTTGAATGTTAGTAACGTAGTGTAGACGACGCTTCTGGCGACGTGCAGTTTCTTTGTCTTCTTCGATGCCTGAGTTCCACAGACGCGAGTTCAACTCACCCAGTGGGTCATTCTGACCTAGGGTAGTCAATGAACGTTCGATGTACCATTGTCCGGTCGGACCTTTGAATGCGTGGTCCCAGTAGCGAACCCACGGTAGGTCTTGACCTTCAGTAGCAGGAAGAAAACGAATCACGGCGTAACCATTACCTTGTTCATCAACGGTAGGTTTCCACTTGCGGTCGTCTTGGTATTTGTTGGTGTTAGATACTTGACCGGATGCTTCGGTAGCAGCGGTTACAAGCTTTGAGATGTCCATAGATTTGGACTTTAGATTTGCAAAAGACATAATATTTCCTTAAATATAAACTTAAATATAAACAATGTATGAGATCACCCATAAGGGTATAGCTATTTATACGTCTAGTGTATTCTGTTTTGGCAGAAAATTCAACTGACGTGCCTCACTCTCTAGATGTTCAACTATCGTGGGAGACAGATACTTCTTGATATCTTCCAGTTCTAGTCCGTTCTTCTCACAGAGATGCACAATGGAATCCATGTATGACATCCTGTGTTGGAACACGAAACTCTCTATCATAGCCGAGAATGATTTTTTGGTTAGGAACTTCTCTTCAGTCTTCTCATCCATTGATTACCTCAATCGCTTTGACATTATCAACACGGAAAGACCGCCATGATTGTTTGTCGATTGCGAATGCGCGAATCACAGATTTGTTAACTGAGAATTCATCCACTACTGCAACTTTGGACTCAGACAATTCAGGCATATAGTCAGTCTGGAGAGTGCACGGCATGATGCGTTCCTCACCGTTGACTTTACTAAATGTTACCTGAAGCACATTGTCCCGTAGTTGACTAATGATACTATCATAATTAAAAGACATAGATTCCTCCTTAGAATCGTTCAAATTCAGCGTCCTCCACTGGTTCCAGATTAGCCTTCTCTTCTTCACTAGGTGAGTGAATCAACTGAAGGAATTCTTCATTACCATCAAGAACTGCGATAGTGTGTTCAAACGCATCAAGGGTTGCAAGTACTGCAATCTTGTCAGCATTCTCTTCGTCTAGCTCAGCATACTCTTTAACAAAAGTATCGAGAGTGTCAAGATAGGCGAACCGCATATATTCTCGAGCGATAAGCTCCACATCATTACGTGGATATTGACCTAAGTCAATTAGGTTGGTTACTTCGGACATTAATTCCATTCCTCGTTTTGGGTTGATTGACGTGAATCGGAGAAGAGATTGTTAACGAACTTATCTTCATCTCCCCAACGTACGTCAGATTTATAGTCTTGACGATCAAGACCTACTACTTCGTTCGCTAGACGTTGATTTGACTTGCGAACCTTACTACGCTTCTGAATCTTGAGTGCTGCCGCACGAACCATTGCGTAACGTACTTCTTTACTTACTGCCATAATTATACCTTATATGTAGGGGGTTGTCAAGGGCTAGAATCCATTATTTGGATACAGTTCATCTTTGGTCAACTGACCGCGTTTCTTTGACTCCTTCTTACGGTCGACGTGGGTAGAGGCGCGATTGAATCGCCTCGCATACTTCGCGACCGGATTCGACCGCTTGGTAGATTTCTTTTTCGTTGTCATATGCCTCGTTCTCCCATGGCTGGTCATTGTAATTTAGATTCTGATATTCTTCACCGTCAAATATCCACTGGTAAGAGAAGATCCCTTCTTGCAAACATAACCCAGTGTGTATCAAACGACCTGTCAAAATCTGGACCGCATGTACCATCTCATGAGCAATGTTGATCTTCATTTGTTCTTCGTCTACTCTTTCACCGTCGAAGACTTTCGCAATAGAGATATCGACTTGGTCTTCATCCCCATCAACTAGTCCAGCAAACTTACCCAAGTCTTCTACAAACTCAAGTTCGACATGGCCAGGTAGATTAGATATCCCTAGTACCTCTGCCACCTTATGTACATAGGTGGACATCTCGTAACTAGGGGATTCAGAAACATCAACATTTGCTGCATACTTCATTTAGTTCTCCGACCTAACACTAGCGTCATAATTTTCATCACTGTCATAATCAAACAGATTAGACCAGACACGAAGTTTGAATAACTTCTCTGTCCGTGCGTCTTCTACTGCACTGTACGATACCACTTCCCATTGCTGTAACAACTCAATCATACAGACAAGGTCACCGACCTCTTTAGCAAGTAGGTCTAGGTTGTGTTGGTCCTGACCGAATCGTTTTACCTTCGATACTCTTTGAATGACTTCAGCACATTCTTCTTGTAGAATGGTGAGTAGTTCAGTACAGCTGTCATTATGTTTCAGCATTAATATTCTACTCTATCATGGAAAGGAACCGCACCAGAGAACTCGCCTCCAGTAATTTCACGGACCTTCCTACCAAAACGACTGTCTGAAGTAGAGACGAACGTACCACCCATCATCGGTCGTTCTGCACCTAGATAAGTTGGACGTACGAAACAGGTTCCGCGTACATAACCTTTTACCAACTCAACCGCAGGGCGACCTACAGTTGGTTCGAAAGGACCATCGACGTTCACTACAGTCACCTCAGTGAATCGTGAACTCATACCGCCAGCAGAACTGTCACGACCGTCTGCTCGATAAATGTGTGCAATCATACCCATAATATTATTCCTAGTGAAAAGTTGCTTGTTGAACTTCGAGTTCTTGTTCGATAAGATTCATCATCTCATCATTACTCAGACCCATCGAAGAAAGAGTTGCGATAGCAGTTGATGAATCAATGATGTCATCAAGAAAAGAATCCATCACATCACGAACTGCCTCACCTACTTCGCCTTTAGTAAACCACGATACAGTATCAATCATTTTGGTGTTACTACCTTATTGTTCTTGAACTCAACACCTTCAGGCGGTAACAACTTACCGAGCAACCAGAAGTCTTCGGCCTGCAACTTAGCAACGTCATTAGAGTAACCTTCTTGAACGAAGTCGGGACCTAACTCGTTGTAGTTGTTTAGGAACGCAACTGCATCAGCGACGTTATCGAAAGTCTGTGCGTCGTGATGGTTAGACATTTTGGGTTTTGCGTAGAACATAATTTATCTCTCTCTCATTAGTTTATGTAGCCATTGTACCTGTTTTTGAAACATTTGTCAAGGGCTTTGCTTAATCTTTTTTAACTTTTCCGTGTAAATATTCACGTTTCAGAAACCACTTGTACTTGGCGAAATATTCCTTCGCCTTGTAGTCTGGGCGTTTGCCTGTGTAGGTCTCGACCTCATCACAGTGTGTAAACCACATTTCGTTACACCACATTCTAAAATTCATATTACGCCACCAACTGGTAAGGTTTGTTGAACTGACCAACGTTGATGTCGATGTAGTGACTTCTGTGGAAGTAGTCAGTCATGCTGTCGTCTTCACAGAAGAAGTCGGGTCCTTCCATCGCAGCCTTTAACTCAGTCAAGAACGCAACGACTTTTTCGTCGTCGTAGTTCTCAGCAATCCAGTAAGGGTTGACCTGAATGTAATCACGAGGTCCGTACTCACTGACAGGCAACGCTCCGATGATATCAAGAGCACCGCTCTTAATGTTACAGACCAAGCTGCTGTGATGACGAATGGCAAGAGTACCTTTCATGTTGTACTTCTTGAGGACTGCTTTGATCGCAGGGGTTAACTTCTTTTTATCTTCTTGACTTACATATGCCATAACAATTTTCTCTCTCTCATCAATTTATGTAGCTATTATACCAAATTCTGAATAATAGTCAACACTTTTTTAGCTATTTCTTAGACCGATTTGATATAAGGGTATTCCAAAAAGTTCTTAACCAACCACCCTCTTCCCACATCAATGGGATGTGCTCTCCCAGTTCTTTCTCTTCTTCCATGTGTAGGTTGACATATAACAACAAAGAAAGAAACCCAAACAAACCAAAACCGATTATATCGTATATCTGTTCCATTACTTCACCCACACATGATTGTAGATTTCCGGAAGATTCTCACACGAGTAGTTGTCTTCTGGTGCGAAGTTAATAACTTCGACACACTCCTGACTGGAGTTACTGACATGTACATCTGGCATATCCAGAACACTAGTCATTGCATCTGCATAGACCACAAAAACCAAGACCGCTGCTATCAATAGTACTAATTCTTTCATCTTATTTCACCCAATTGTTGTTGTACAATTCTTCTTCGAGACGGTATGCCTCTTTCTCCCAAGGAGCATTCTCATACTTGTAGTCACGAGGTTTGCGACCCTTCCATGAACCAGACCAGCCACACAACTCACCACGGAGATACTGTTTAGCGTGAACCAGTTCGTGCGCAAGAGTCTGCATCATAGACTCCATAGTCATGGGTTCACCGGAACTAGTTCTTGCTATATCGATCTCAGCGTGGGTTCTTTGGTCTCCCCAGCAGAGACCCTGAGACTCATCCATAAGTCTAGTAGAGAATCTCACGATGATAGTCTTACTGTAAAGTCTATGAATACCAAGTTCTTTGGCGACACCATTGATGAACTCGTGAACCTTCTTCTTGTTCTTGATTCGACCTTTAATAATTACTGGATTCATACTTAATCTCTCATCTCATTAGGTAGCTATTATCTCATACTTGTTTTCAAAACACAAGGGCATTCTTATACTGATTTGGCATAAGAACCATCCTTTTTATGCAGACATCTTAATTGGAGCACGTGCCACTGCTCGTAACCATGCTTCCGGAGATTTGATAATGGGTGGGGATACCCGTAATTTTGCAGCGCGGAAAGTCTTCTTGAGACCCTTGGATTCGACCTGACCAATGAACCTAGAGACTAATCGAAGAACTACTGCACGGAACTTGTGGTCGTGGTTTCTAAACCCAGCAGAATGTGCGAGTTCGTGGAGCAAAACATACTTGTTGCAACCACCTGTCGGGGAGACAGCAATCCAACTTCCGTAAGAACAACCAGCGAGTCGACCACGACCCTTCATGTCACGCATCATCTGTACAGTGACTTTACTGCTTCCCATGAAACCTTCTGATACTAGTTGCGCCCACAACTTAGACTTGCATACTCTGTCAACGAACTTCTGACATTCTTTAAGAGTCATTGCTTCCATTACATTAGGAAACTCTTTTTCAAACTTCCACTCTGCACGGTACGTCTTCTTCTTCTCAGAATCTCTCCACTTACGGAAGTCAGACTTTTTGACAGCATACTCGTAGTATCTGTATGCTAGATCCTCATCCATACCGAACTCAAGAAGTGCAGAATTGTAATAATGTTTGTAATTTTCGTACCAGACTCTGTAACTCATAATTTAATCTCTCAATTCAATACAGCTATTGTACCACACTGGGGGATGGTGTCAAGTCTTTTTTCGTTTGACCGTAGTCTTTTTCTTGACCGTAGTCTTCTTCTTGGTCACGGTAGGTTTCTTTGCGACAGTTTTACGCGGCTTCTTTTTGGGTTTGGGTGCAGTTTTCTTCGGCACATCGAATTCCTTTCGAAGGAACTCGTTCACAGACAGACCGCACTCTCTCAAGACCTTTTGAAAACGTTTGATGTCTTCCATCCACCAACCATGTGGAGTCTCAAGATACTGACCATAATGGTTCATCACCTCTTCGCTCAGACGGTTACACTCTTCAGTGTCCTTGTCGTAAAGGTACCGGACCTTTCGGTCATAATTCAGTTTGACGATTTTAGGCATTGTCTCTCCCTAGATTAGTTTGTAGACTTTCTTCATGGTGTACTCACGAGCAGCTGCGAACGGTGCCTCGAACCAATCTGAAGAACCCATCACTTGAGGAGCAATACCATACTTCAAATATGCATTGACCAACTCAGCAACGTTGTTCGATTCGCACACTGGGCGCATCTCGTGTTCATCGTAAAGACGAATCTCAGAACCGTCTTCGGTACAGGAAATATAATCAATCATGCGACTTCTCCAAAAAAGATTCCAATAGGTGAACCGTTAGGACTACGATATCCACACTCGCGAATTTCATTGACTGGGATTTCCTGACGGTAACCGTCTTCCCATTTTATCTCAACACTGTCGCGACCAATTTGACGGTCGATTAGACCGTACGAGATAGGATACATGGCACCCCAGTTACCTTCAACTTTTTGACCAATCAGATTCATGCGGCTTCTCCAATAAATGCATAACGAGGATTCTTACAAAACATTCCGACTTCGTCGAAACCCATCAAACAGAAACCAAGTCTTGGGTCGGTACCTGCCTCATACTCAACGAGTTCGTAACCAGAACGGAACGTACGAACGTCTTTGATGTCTACGGGAATAACTTCGAGATCGTACTCTTCCTGTGTGAGGAAGACGGCATCTTCGTTCGCTTCGGTGTTGTCTGTCCAGTTCTCATTACTCATAATTAACTCTCTCTTTATCAATTTATGTAGCTATTATAGCATAATATGAGATAAAACACAAGGGCGTTAGCCAAAATAAATGAGGTATTTTTAGACCGATTTGGAATAAGGATATAACTTTTTCGTATAAGGAAGGAAAAAAAGAGAGGAGTCGTCCACGTACCTGTCAGTCGGAATCTTCGAAAGACGGTCTCCCCTTTGAAACTAATGCTTTTAAAAGATGTAGGGTTCAACGGGATGGCCGTTGGCGAGCATGATGCCAGAGTAAATGAAACCCCAGATGACAAGTTGACCAAAAACAAACTCCGTTAACTGACCCATTATCAATACTCTTCTTCATAATCTTCGTCAGAATAGTCAAACATATTCTCAATATTATCGATAGTCATAGTCTGCGGATTTAGCGAGACAAACTTCTCAGTCATTTCAGAAATAGTATCGATGGCCACCTGAAAAAAGTCACCTTCGTATACACCATCGTACAAACGACCAGTGGTATAGGGTCGAACGTAGTCTGCAAGCTGCTTGTCAATCACACTGTGATGTCGCAAGAAGTTCAATGCGCCTGACGTGTTGTTACACATTCCATTGTTGTAGAAGTCGTAACGTAGTCTGTAAGCGGCACGAACCATCTCGCCAGCAAGGGTATCACATTTACCTTGAGAAGGTACCAGTTGGTCAAACAAGGTTTCTATATCAGTCATAATCTATCTCTATCTCAATTTGTTTAGCCATTGTAACACATGTTTCTATAACGTGTCAAGACATTATGCTAAATTATTTTATAGCGATAGCACCTACGAAGAGATGATTCTGCCAGAAGGGTTGGATCTTAGTTGCATCAAATCCAGCAGTCATGCAAAGAGAGTGCAGTTCATTCCACGTAGAGCACTTCATCATTGAACGCAATTCACGTTCCTTAGATAACAGGTCCTCTGCTTCGAAGTTCTTAGACTTGTGATCGTAGAACTGAAACGTCATGATTTCCTGAAGACGAGCATCTCTCGCCATAGTCTTCTCTGCGAAAATGAACGCACCCCCTTTGTTTAAACCAGCATAGATCTTCTTCACCAAGTCACGTCGTGAACGTGGTGGCATGAACTGTAGAGTGAATAGGGAGGTAACAAGAGAGCAGTTCGCGAATATTGCGTTACGCACATCCATGTTGTGGAAGTCCACATCACCCAGACCTTCAGAATCAATCTGTTTGTGTCGAGTGTTCATGTCGTCAACAAACCCTTCTGCATACTCGATACCGGAGTAATGTGCCAGAGGAGCGAATCGATTGTTCTGTTTCATCATCTCATAGATAGTCTTACCCGTCGAACAACCAATGTCAACAACGTCGGTTAAGTCTTCCACAAAGTATTCGGACAACTTAATCACATCGTGATGTAGGTTGCTGTATCCACGGATAGAGTTCTCGATATGGTTATCGAATCCTTCTTCACGGTGAGCAAAACTAAAATCTGGTTTGTGGTAACTTTCTCTATCTTTCATTGTACACCTTCAATACGTTTTCATAGACCGACTCAGCAATCTGTTTCATCATCAATGGTGGGACCATACGACCAATACGTTCTGCCTTCTGGTTCCATTTGCCCGTCAGTTTAAAGTCATCGGGAAGAGACATTATACGCTTTAATTCCCCTAGTGTCAACTTTCTTGGTTCACTCCAGTGGAATGCACCAGCAGTTGTGTCCCCATTACCCATTGCAGTGAGAGTAGGTGCAGGCGCTTCGAGAGACACCCGTTTCAGATTGAAGTGATGACCCTTCGGATGATAGTCACCACCAGTCAAAACTTTATCAGGAAAGGTTGGCATTAGGGATCCAGTGTCTTTCCAGTATGCAGTTCTCTCAAACTTCTCAGTCAGATACTCGACCTCTTCGTTGTCGTACTCTAGACCGACCAAAACATCCTTGAGTGGAATCGAAGTTCTCGCTGGTTCTGGAAACAAGTGATTCATGGTCAAGAAGTTTAGACCCACTTCATCCGCAACGTCTTGGCGTACTGCAATAAAGATGACACGGCTGCGAGTCTGTGACACACCATAGTAACGAGAGTCCATGACTTCGGACACCACCTCGTACCCAATGTTCTCGAACTCATTGAGGATACGGTTGTAGTACTCTTTTGCCTCACCGATAGTAAGACCCTTTACGTTCTCTGCAATGATGACCTTGGGTTGAATCTCGTTAGCAACACGTAGGAACTCAAAGAACAAGTCTTCGATGTTCTCTACAATCTTACCATCACTGTAGGACTTAGTCTGTCCCCACCCGTCAGAGTGTTTACCGTCAGATGAATGAGACAGTTTACCAGCGACCGAAAATGCAGAGCACGGAGGCGAACCATCAAGGATATCCAACTCACCCTTCTCCAGACCGACGAGGTCCAGAAAATCTTGACCCGTGAGTTCTTTGATATCATTAGGGACAATAGGGGTGTCTGGATAGTTTTCTTTGTAGGTGACCCGTGCCTCTTCGACAAACTCATTGATGGCTAGAATGTCTGCGCCTGCAAGACGGTACCCAGTGGAAGACCCACCACCCCCTGCGAACGTAGAAACTACTTTAAACTTTTTCTGGGATGCCGCATCATAGACATCTTGCAGATTGTACGGATTGTAACTCATAATATACCTTCACTTGTTAATAGACATTATACATTATATAGCATTGTCTGTCAAGTGATAAACTCGATTAGATCATTTTGCCCAGCACTATCTTTCCAGTCTCGAACTACATCCATAATGCGTGTTCGACGGTATGGATTTATTTCTGGATCTTGCAATAAGTTTTCAAAGTAATCAGGAATGCCTGCGATGAGTTGAAGATTCTCATGACCTCGCATCTTCAATTCACGAAACTCAGGGAAAGTATCGTAGAGAGGTTTTTTCTTGCACATGTATTTGTGGTCATACTGCATTGCCCAGTCACGCATTTTGTCCTCTAGGTATGGCGCAATGAGTTTAATCCCACGTTCTTCGGTTAGTTGTTCGAGTTGACGGACACCAGCAGGATTGTCAGATGCGAAATACTTGTTTCTAAAACCATCGAACAACTCTTTGGTGTCACTGAAGTGCATGTGGCACTTCTTGGATGATCCCCACCAACCATCTGCCGCAACACCTGAGAGCACCTCATCCTCTTGAATGTATGGCATCATGTGTAGGAAAGGAAAGGTGCACTCAACCTGTGTCTTCTTTATACAGTGGTAGTTATTGACCAGAGTGAAGAAGTCTTCTTTGAGGTTATCAACCGGAACGTCAATCGCAGTGAAGTCCCACCCGAAGTGTTCCGCAGCAATACGTGCACCGATACTGTCAGACGTTTCTTTACCATCAACATAGAATGAGTAACAGGACAGTTTCTTATCAAGACGATGTGCAGAGAACGCAAGACTCAAACTATCCGCTCCAGCAGACAAAAAACAGCCTACCCTGTTAGAGGTAGACTGTCTGTCTATAATGTCAGTTAGTATCGTGTCGATCATAAGTATAGATTATACCACACGTAGGACGGGTTGTACAGACTGTTCTTCACCAAAAGTGTAACCACACTCTGGACAAGTCAATACATCACTCTCTAATAGACGAAGGTTGCGTTCGTCTTCTTCGACAGAGTTATACTGTTCACGTATCTCATCGAACGCCTTGTTCCACATAACGTTGTCTGGTGCAAAGAACTTGAATGACAAATCATCTAATAGGTCCGCACGATCCTTGTATGAAAGATTCGGTTGCATAAAGTAGTTTAAGTAACCAAACACGCCTTTGTCCTTATTGAACTTAAGCACATTTTTATTTAGAAGTAATCGCATCAAACGACCAATCTGCTGTTCACTTACACCGGATACAAAAGACATCTTGAATCCTTTCTGAGGATTACGGAACTTTCTTGTACTAGTTCGCAGCATAACTCCGCATGAGAGGTTGTTAATACTCATACCAACTTTCGCCTTCTGCTTAACTAACAAGATGGCAGGTAATTCTTTGTCGTCTGCTATAAGTTTCTTAGCATCAGCAGATGACTTGAGATTTCTAATCGGAGATAAGGTAGATCGCGAATACTCTCGATTACCATCACACGTCATCTCAACAATCGCACCCTTACCTTCCTGAGGCCAATAATCTTTGTGTGCATTCTTCATCATGAGCTCTTGAAAAATGGAAAGGGTACGATCAGTTCGCCATTGTTCATCGGTAGCGTTACTGTTAGCAGCCCAGACTACCATACTGCGCTTCAATCCAGTCACGTGTCGTTTCCAGTAAATCTCCTCTAATTGTGTTTCTAACAATGCGCGTACTGTATCTTCATTCAGTGCATCGAAGGTAGACAATTCCTTATATGGAGAAACAAATCCTGTCAATGATGACTTCTCTTGAGCATTCGCAACTACGTCAAACTTCAACGTACCTCTAGGTTGAAGATCTACATAGTCTTCAGTTAATTTAAAGTTATCACATTGGTGTAAAAGTTCAGCTGAGGCAGTTGCAGTCAAACCGAACAAATATGGGGATGATTGCGCAAATTCTTCATTGAAGATGTATGCAGATGCAGCGTAGTGACCAATCTTAGAACCTTTATCTATCTCATAGTTCTGAGAACATGATGTCAACCAAGTGTGAGCTTCATCTACGAAAATTGCACACTTATCATAACCAACCATTGATAGATAGCGAGCAAAACGCTTTTTTGCAGTTACGTACATGTATTGATGTGTCGTGAGGATGATTGTCGGATTACAAGGTGAACCGTGTTCCTCAATGTCTTCAAATAATGTATTGAGTTGCTCTTTACTCGTACCAACCGCATCAACGACATCAAAGATTGATTCTAGACGACGACGAGCGTTCATGAACTCATCCATATCGGGGATTTCGGTCAATGGAAAAGAAATGACAAACAATTGCACACCCTGCTTGATGAGCTCCGGAACAAAGCTGTTTGCTACTGAGAAAGTCTTACCAGTAGACATTTTCGCGTTTATAATATTCATCACATTCAAAGGTAATGAGGTTGGGTCTGCCTTAAGTAAAGGCATAACCTGATCTACTATAGACTGGTTTGGTGGCGTATAAAATTTCATAACAAATAATCTCTCACTATTAATTTATGTAGCTATAGTAACACACGTTTCTATAACATGTCAACTGTTTTGCTCAACTATTTTAGCAATATCTTTCTTGTTTAACTTACGGAACTTACGACGGGACACAGACCACGACTTCTTAGGTGCTTTGAACATCTGTATCCGTCCGGTTGAACTGGCGACATAACCCATGAGGTCAGTCCCCTTGGTGATGTAGGTGTGGTTAGGAATAGGTTCCCCATTCCAGTCGGTTATCTCTTCGCGCCACAGGAAGTGACACGCTTCTTCAAGACTAAGCGTACTCATATTTGTCTCCGTAGATTTCGGCCATCACTGCATCAACTTCTTGTGCAGTAAGAGTATCATCAACGACGATGCAATCGACATCACCATTGAGTAACAAGAACTCCATTTTGGTGGTGAAGATGTCCTTGGTTCGATTGTAGTAGTAGACGAAGGTGTTCTCAGTCTTGTTTTTGTAAACGGTCATAGGTAAGTCAGTCATATTAAAACTCCATCGCAAGTTGTTGTCCAGCAGAAAGGTTGATGACTTTCATCATCTTCATCATGTTACTATTAAGATAGTGACGGTCCATTGGATTAGGACCAGTAGCAATGCTGTAGTAGTCAGCATTTGTCAGTGGATCACTCGTAGGTAGGTCACGGTGAACAAACATCACCTCACCTTCTTGAACACCTTTACCATTTGTAAACTGAATGGTCTCACCGACTTCAGCGAAGTCAGAACAGTTAGTGAACTCACGTGCAGTAGAAACATGCAAGGCAGATGGGTTTGGATACGACTCCATGTGATCATATGCGTCTTGGTAAGTCTCGAACGGACCTGCCGCTCTCATGTTTTTGTAGTTCTTCATAACGTAGTACATAATCAACTCTCTCTATCAATTCAATGTAAGCATTATACCACATGTTTTTACAACATGTCAAGGCATTATGCTAAATTAATTACCAAACCTGATCGCCAGTGGTACGGAATCGCAAAAGGGGACGTAACTCTTGACCCAACTCACGAGTAGTCATGTTGTCTGCACCACACAAACATTGTTGGCTGCTATGAAAGTCACGGAAAAACTGTTCATCAAGATCTGACTCAACACAGTCTTCAAGACTCCAGTCTGCAAACAAATCGTCTAGCATCATCTGGTTCTCTTCGCTCATGTACCGTGTGTGGGAGGCGTATTGCAGTTCCATCTCTATTTCCTTATTAACTCGACTTTATGTAGCTATTATACCAAAATTTAAAAGAAAGTCAACACTTAAGCGTGACTAATTTTAGGTAATAAGTCACATTGCCATTAGGGTGTCTACTAAGTTCATTAGTACTGCTGTACCTGATATGGAACTCCCTATCATGATTGCTTTGTCATTCCAGCAATGACCAACATAAACCCATGCGGTAGCAGCAGACGCATAACATACCTGTCCTAGGATACTGAACCCTGCACTCATAGTAAACACTCCAACCACACCAAGTACAGTTGCACCCCACTTGACATAACTATCAATGGTACCCGTTGGTGTTGCTGGTTTCAAGTCCTCGACTTCTAGTTGAAGTTCTTCCATCTCTTGTTTGAGACGTTTACGTTCAACGTTGAGTTCCATCGCAAGTCTCCCTGCTCTGGACATAGTACTACCGGCAAACTCCTCCTTTACCTCCGGACTAATTTGACTCTCGACCTTTGCTACACGCTGGTCTTCTTCGGTGGAACTTATACTCATTATCTTCTCATAGACGCGAGGTCTTTCATCTGTTGTTCATCAATGACGGGGATAGCATTGGATTTGTGCATGGTACCGATACCCTTGACTAGGGTTCCGGTGTAGTTCATTCTCTCTTTCTTTTCGGTACTGAAGGTACCAGAATCATGAGACTTATAAACTGGAGTTTCCCTTCGGTAGGGTTCGGCCGTGACTTCCATAGGTTGGAATCTGGGGGTGGGTTTCTTCTTGGTAGACCAAGCGTTGTACTTCTTCTTTCTACCAGTGGGGGTATGTCGCATGGAACCGTGGATCATAATAAGTCTCAATTTGTTTCATAAAATATACAATGTACATTATACGACACACTCTAGGGTGCTGTCAAGTGTACAATCTTCTTGCATTCATTAAATCGTCGGATACTCGTAAGTACACCGAACAGGTCATCGTCCGCCTTCTGAGCAAATCCCAACCAAAGTATTAATAAGATACGAAGTACCCAAAGACTTATTTCTCTAGGAACCACTTAGGAACCTCACGATTGGTCCACTTGGCAAAATACTTTTTCTCTTCACGGTAGTACTTGCGGTACCCTTCGGTAACGACAGTCTCCTTGCAGTAGTCAGGCATACACTGAGGCATGACAGTCTCTCGGCTAAACTGATTGATGTTGCGTGGAGAGAACCACAGAAGTCCGGACAACTTCTCATAGGTAGCATGGACACGACTGTATCGGTGGGTGTACTCTTTTGCACACGCAACGAAGTGATCGTACAACCATCGGTAGTTTTCATTGGTCTCGCGACACCAGATAGCAGATGGGTGGTTCTTATGTGCAACCTTGTACAAGAGATTCTCACGTGCTTCGCCTTCGACTATATAATGGTCTACCATCCGTTTTCCGGACTTGGAAGGGCGACGCTCAACCGTACCGTCAAGGACACGATGTGCAGTCGATAGTAGCTGACCGTATTCGGTAACCATCTTGACTACGTGTTTGTCGCACATCATCTGTGCAGAAATGACTGGATCGTCGTCTAATCTAAAAATATTCATATAGTATCTCCCCTATTGAGTTAAGATATTATATACGAATAATCGGCATCTGTCAACCTTTTTTAGAAATTAATTTCATTCTCTGTATTAGCGACGATTTCGACATCTTGACGATCACAAGTAACGGGTCATACATCCACAGATACTTCTTATGTCCTGCTCTCTCCAGCACTTCCCACGGTACAAACCTCTTGGACCAATTGTCAATGTATAGGTTTCCCACCCGTAGAACCACATGGCCTTCACCTTTCTTGGTGATGACCCTTCGCAGTTGTGCTTGCATGGTGATGACATTAATCCAGAAGTTGATCATAGATTTACCACTCATCAACCACAATAGAGTCAATGCGTAATCCTCACAGTCTCCCTCGTACGGGGGTTCCTTCATAATGACCCATCGGTCAAACCCATGTTGGTCACTATCATATACATACTTCCACGTCTCGTTCAAGTGAGCGACGTGCTCTTCCTTGTTTAATAAGTCTAACATATTTTTCATCCATTGAATAATACTATTTTTTATTTATATTAAGAGTGAAAAGAGTATAAATAACCATATGAAAGAACTATTTGATTTCGGTTTCACCGCAGTAGACGAATCAGAACTTGATGCTGTTCAGCAGTTAGAGTCTGCATCTGATGCTGTCGATGAAACCCAAACACGACTTGATGACTTGTACAATGCGATACAACCACTCTTGACTAACCTCAAGATGAACCCTGAGAAGGAGTACATACTGTGGCCAAACCGTTTGGACAAGATTGAGGAATTCGAAACACACATTCAAAACATCTATAAGGGATCCTAACCAATGTTTTTTAATACGAAAGGCGAAACCATCTTATCCGATGGAAACACATACAAAAACGTAACTGGTACTACTAAGAATGAAATTGCATCTGCAATGAATTCACACTTAAAAACAGTTACTAACGACAAGGGAAAATATCTGCGTCACTCAAACTCAGATGTCAATATGTCTGAAGAGATGCTGTCACGCGGAGCAATGTTTGCAAATGCACTAACATCTCAAGGATATAAGAATATCTTATTTGTTGGTCATTTCAATGACGGACAGACTCACTGGATGTTAGATAAGTTTGCTGGAAGGTTTATTGATGTACTTCCACCAGAGCGTTCACACATGCATTGTTTTCCAGACATGAACATAGTCGCACAAGCAATACCACTAGTAATGAACGTATATGGCTATGAAGTTGACTTTACAGTAGCACGACCTCCAGAGGCAAAACATAAAGGTTCTATGACAGAATTGTATTATCAATTTGATGTACAAGGAAAGTCTCTAGAGAGTTCTCATCAATACAAACACGGACAGACCTCTTGGACTCTAGAAGGCGAACACGAGAAATTCGACGCAGTCGTATTCCTTGGTGTACCTATGCAAGACCAAGGAGTTGGTTTCGAAGAAGATCAAGTCCGTGAGATATTTGCACCTATGTGCACACCAGAATTTGATATGGTTGACATTTACTACGGTGCACCTTCCGCAGTTAAATGGTTTAATGGTGAAGAAAAAGATAGTAAGACAATGGTCGACACCGCATTTGCCCTAAGAAGTTTATGGGACAGTGAAATGTCAGAAGGCCGCCCGGAAGAATGCGACATCATGCACAGCATGGTTAAAGTATTCTAAGGAACTTACCCGACAGTAAGAAACGAAGAAGGGACCGAAAGGTCCCTTTTTTTATATCCAGTAAAGTATCAATCCGAAGATTACACACCATATTAACACGTTGGGCCTATACCCCCATACGATTTTAAAGTCAATTGCAGTGTGTGCCACAAACTCTTTTACTGTTTGTATGCAATCCAATAGAAACTCTTTAATCATCGATTACCGACCCCACTTCGACAGATGCATTTTCGGGAAGAATAAATTTAATCCCTGCGTGATTGTGATGTATTACAAATTTAGTATTGCTAAACTCTCTAAAGAAGAACGACCAGATAGGTCTCCAGTTACTCGCTAGACGATGTACGTTCAGAGCAGACCTGTTAGACTTTATGAAGTTGTCCGTGAAACTATCTATAGTCATATCGAACATTGCGTCGAATCCATACAGATGGACTTCAGTTGCTTTCATTACACGACAT